TTGAAGTCAAAGGATAGGTAAAGGTTATGCACCGGAGAGGCCTTGATGTAGCCGTCATATACATGTTTAGCGTATTCGAAGCTAGTGGCAAAGAGTGAATCCCTATCCCAGATGCCCCACTGCCCAAGGGCATAAACTTCATAATAGGTTTGGCTCACTGACTTCAGTGCTTCCATCCTTGTCACATACTCATCATCGAGGAAGTCTATGGCATCCTTGTAAGTGCCGTGCAAGCGGAGTACTTGGTTCTGCTCCTTGGCTGGCACATCATCAAAGAACCGCTTCTTAATCCAGTGGCTATCTGAGACTGGGTTAAAGGTCAGGAAGAAACGCTTTGGATGCTCTGACTTACCTCTGAGTCGGAGAGTTATCTGGGTGAAGTCCTCAAGCGTTAGCTCAGTGGCCTCCTCAATCCAGATGTATTTAGCCTGGCTTAATGACTTGAGCTTCTCAGGATCATCACAGCCTAAAAACACAATCTTGTTAGTGCCTGACTGAAGCTCCATATAGCCTGTCTTGGCCTTGATGAGCTTATCCAATCCCCATTGGCTAATCTTGTTGCGGAAGTCAGCAAAGACTGAGTTCCTGATGGTGGCAGCTACTTTGCGAATGACAAAGAAGGTCTGGAACTGATTAGCCTTGTTATCGCATATCTCAGCCAGGAAAAGCTGAATCATGGTCTGGCTCTTGCCACTGCCAGCACCGCCCCAGAGTATATTGTAGGTCTTAGGGTCGGTGACTGCTTCCAGGTACTTCTCCTGCCATAAGTCAGGACTTGAGAGATCAACCTTCGGCATCAGCCTCTTGCTCTGCTCCCTTCTTGTTTGGCTTAGGCTTAATCACCTCCACCACTTGCAAATTCACTTGCTCCTGGTTCATCAGGCCTAAATCTCTGGCTATGATGTTATGATTAAATAGGCCACTGGCAGCGCCTTCTAGCTTGCTGGTGTAGATGGCCTGCTCTATGCGTGTAAAGACTTGAGCGAAATCTTTTGATTTGCCTTTATAAACTGCTAGGGTAGCCCATGAAGCGAAGCCACAGGCCAGCGCAAAGCCTTCCTTTGTCAATAGCCTTTTCTTTGGCAATCTGACCTCTGTTGCATCCTTACCTCTGAAGTCCACTTCAATCAATGGATTTTCTTCAGCCCACTGCACATACTGTTCAAAGTTCTCAAGAATTTCATCCGGAGTTTTGAATCTGCCATCTAGCCCATGCTTCAATCGAAGCATCCAACATTGGTTTCCTTTAGGTGCTGCCATAATTTTAGTACCGGGCTTCTGCCCCTTGTTTTGTGGTTATTTTAGAAATTGATAAAAATCATTTTTTGGAGTTATCTGATAAACCCAGCAGCCATATTTTGAAAGTATGTTATTGCCAAAGTACTCATCAACTGCTTTTTTTACTCCCTCCCATTCTGGATAATCATGACCTGCAATTACTCCTCCTAGCTTGACTTTGGGAAACCAAGCCTTAATATCGGCAATGACATTGTCATAGTCATGAGAGGCATCGATAAAGCAGAAGTCAAGTGATGAATCTGGCACAAGTTTAGCAGCTTCAAGGCTGGTGGATCTAACCGGAGTGATTATGTCATTAAGCGGCTCAATGTTTTTGAGAAATTCAGCATAAAGAGTTTTGTCCTTGATGGCATCAATGTCTTTGGTAAACTCACAGCCTGCCCAAGTATCAACACAAGTGAAAAAATGTTTCTTACCGCTGTTAATTATTTCAACTCCCATGTAAACAGATGACCTTCCTTTCCAGCTACCTATTTCGTAAAAGTTACTTCTAGGCCGGAAGTATTCAACTGCTGCTGAATATAGCTTAGGGTAGCTAAACCAATTCTCACCAATATTATGGTAATAGTGCTTCATTACTACATTTTCTTCTTCGCTGCCTTCTTAGCCTTTTTAGCAACAGACAGCGCAATGGCTACTGCCTGCTTCTGAGGCTTGCCTGCTTTCATCTCTTTCTTGATGTTGGAGCTAACTGTCTTAGCTGAGTAACCTTTCTTTAGTGGCATTTCAAACTTGTTTTCGCAAAGATAGGTATTTCAGAATTGAGGCATACATCTCTCTTTGGTTTTGCCAGCGGCTCATGTGCCTGGTGTAACCACCTTTGACAATCTTGGCATCTAGTTGCTTAATCTTTCGGTTAAGGTATTCCATGCAGTCCTGATAATTCGGAGGTAGTTCAATGTGTTCGTACATAAGATCGTTTTGATAGGTTACATTAGTCTGCCAGAGTTCTGGCATTTGGCTTAGATGGATGGCATTTATTTCAATCATGATAATCTTTTAGCCGCATTAGTGGGGCATCGAATCGCAAAGGTACTATTCCGGTGCTACCAGAGCGCATCTTAACCTGATCAATCAGGCAAAGGTCTTGGTTTGGCAATTCTGCGCTTCCTACTTTAGTTGTTGCTGTTGGCTCAAAGTAGTACTCAGGCCTAAGCATCATCCAGATGACATCAGCATCTTGCTCAACTGAACCCGACTCTCTAAGGTCACTCATCAAAGGCATCTTATCGCTGCGTTCATCTACTCTTCGGCTCAGTTGTGAAAGTGCTACTACTGGAATCTGGAGTTCCTTGGCAAGTAGTTTCAATCCTCTACTTATTTCTCCGATTATGTTTACTCGGTTAGTCTCTTTCGGATTGACTGAATTTATTAGGCCAATGTAGTCCACAAATAGCACCTGCATCTTGTGCTTGTTCTTCCACATGGTTGCCTTCGTTCTGATTTTGCTCATGTTGAGGTAGCCTTCATCGCTTATCTTAATAGGCCATTGCTTCATGCGGTGAACAGCATCATTAATTGCATTCTTATCGTATGGATTAAGATCGCCTTGTTTGATTTTAAAGGCAAAGACCTTGCTCTCCTGAGATGCCAATCGCTGCACCAGTTCGTGCTTGGTCATCTCAAGGCTAAACATGCCACAGCCTATGCCTTGGTTTGCTAGGTTTCGAATTATTGATACAGCAAGGGCAGTCTTGCCTTGTCCTGGTCTAGCTCCAATGATGGTGAGTTCACCATTTACCAGCCCTCCGCATAGTTTATCAAGTGCATGAATTCCGGTGCGATAGCCTGCGATTTCTCCAGGCTGACTATTTAGCCAGACCTTTGCCGACTCATCGAGTTGCTTCTGGAAGTCATCATCTGAACGAGTGATTGTGGAGGCAAGTATGTTGTCGAACTTTGACTGATATTCGGAGAATAGATCAAAGATGTCACCAACATCAGACTGCGACTTCTGGAGTAGCTCAATGCTGAAGGTGTATAGCTTGGCCTTGAGGAAGTGTTCAATAAGCAGGTGGCTGTGGCTCTCTATGTGACCAGGAGACTTTAGGCAGGCATAGATGTTTGCTATCGCTCTTGTTCCTCCGGCTTCTTTGATTAGTCCTGACTTCTTTATGGTGGAAACCACCGTTTCTAAATCAACAGGCTCTCCGGCATCTTGTAATGCCTGGATTGCCTTGGCTAGAATCTTATGTTGCTCATTTTGGAAGCAATCAAGAGTGGGCAGGATGGAGAAGGCTGTTAGCCTATCCTCCGGTGAGATCATCATTGCGGAAAGGACTTGCCTCTCCAGTTCTGAATTTTCAAATTGCATAATTGTTTTGGTTAGAGCTTAAAGGTAAAGGATTCATGTACTTTGCGGACAGGTGCGGGCGGAACATCTACGGTTAGACTCTTATTTTGGTTTTTATAGAATGAGTTTTGATTCCTTGCCCATGTTGCCAGCCTTCTTGATATGTCAAAAAACTTTTCAGCTTGAAATCTCATTTTTCCTTTTTGGTCAGTTTCTGTCCAATAGTTACAAAAGGCCATAATCATTGGAAGTTCATATTTAGGCTCATACTGCTTTAAGGCTTCTTTAAACTCTTGTTCAGTCTTAATTGGTTTATTGGTTTGTTGGTTATTAGGTTTAACTATTGGGTCAGGTGCTTGCTCAGATGGTTGCTCATGTGCTTGCTCAGTTGGTGTGTCAAGTGGTGTGTCAGGTGCTTGCTCAAATTTTGACAGGGCAATTATTGATGCATGATGATATTGATTGCAAGACTCACGGATTAACTTTATAAAACCATAGTCAATTAAGTCACCAAAAAGTTTTTTGTAAGTATTTCTGCTACCTATCGAAAGCACCTCCATTGTGTGCATTCTTGGAAGGCCAAACTCTGATTTTTGACCAAAGTAGTTCCACCGATCAACGATGTAGAAATAAAGCTCAGCATGAGCTGATGATAGTTTGCCTGGATTATTAAATCTCCATTCAAACCATTGTCTGGTTAATTGATATCCATTCATAGATATATTCCACTATCAAGTAAAATTTGTTCAACTGAAGGCATA